TATTGGTTAAACTTACCACACAAGGTAAATTCCGACCTTAATTCGGAAGCAAATACACCATTTTAAATTTTATGATATCAAACGAAGAAATTGAAAATTTCCTTCAGGGAAATGATGACGAAAAATATATCGTCAGTGTAGAATACGATTACGTCAAAGATTGTGTTTGGAAAATTCTTGAACACCCAATTCACGGAAAACAAATTAAAAAAGATACCTTCATCCCATTTGCTTGGGTAGGTGACTTACGTGGGTTAAACTTCTACAAATCCTCAAAAGCATTACAAAAAGAGGCGATGACAAAACATAAAATTGTCATTGAAAAATTAAGAACAGATGGTAATGAACGATTAGAAAAAGGTTTAACCTTTATGGTTAAATCATTAAATGGATATCGTTCACTTATTCAGTTCTTTAGAGATGGTGGTGTTGACCCATGGGGTGAAACAACAAAAGGATTGGTACTAATATTACCACCTGTTGAACAATTTTTGGTTACCAAAGAGAAAAGATTATTCAAAGGTTTTGATGATTACAACAGTATCACAAGGTTTGTATTTGACTTAGAGACGACCGCATTAGAACCAAAGGATGGTCGTATATTCATGATAGGAATGAAAACCAATAAAGGTTTTAGTCAGGTAATTGAGTGTTCAGATGAAGACCAAGAAAGGGAAGGTATCATTAAATTTTTTAATACCATAGATGAACTTAAACCAAGTATCATTGCATCATATAATGGATTTAACTTTGACTGGTTATGGATTTTTGAAAGAGCCAAAGCGTTAAAATTAGATATTAAGAAAATTGCCAAGACATTAAATCCAATCAACCCAATCAAACAATCTGAAAGTATGTTGAAGTTGGCAAACGAGGTTGAAAGATTTAATCAAACATCCATGTGGGGTTATAATGTTGTGGATACGTTACACGCAGTTAGAAGAGCTCAAGCAATTAACTCTTCTATCAAATCTGCAGGTTTGAAATACATTACCCAATACATTAAAGCCGAAGCACCTGACCGTGTATATATTGACCACACAGATATCGGTCCGTTCTATGCGAAGAAAGAAGATTTTTGGTTGAACATCCAAAATGGTAAATATAAGAAAGTTGGGGTAGACCCAAAGATTGATGAAGCTTGTTCTAAACACTCAAACATCTACATTAAAACAACAGGTGATGACTTGGTTGAGAGATACCTTGACGATGACTTGGAAGAAACTCTAACGGTAGATGAAGAATTCAATCAAGGTTCATTCCTACTTGCGTCTTTGGTTCCAACAACATATGAAAGGGTTTCTACTATGGGAACCGCAACATTATGGGAAATCCAAATGAGAGCTTGGTCATATAAGAACATGTTAGCAATCCCTAAAAAGAATGAAAAGACAGACTTTGTAGGAGGGTTATCACGATTATTAAAGGTAGGATATTCAACAGATGTATTGAAACTTGACTTTTCGTCACTTTATCCCTCAATACAACTTGTTCACGATGTATTCCCAACTTGTGATATTACAGGGGCGATGAAAGGGATGTTAAATTACTTCCGTAATACTCGTATCAAGTATAAAAACTTGGCTAAAGAGTATCAGGATATTGACAAAAAACAAGCAACATCTTACGATAGAAAACAATTACCAATTAAGATTTTCATCAACTCCATGTTCGGAGCATTATCAGCACCACAAGTATATCACTGGGGTGACATGTATATGGGTGAACAGATTACCTGTACAGGACGACAATACCTTCGTCAGATGTTACGTTTCTTTATGAAACGAGGTTATACCCCACTAGTATGTGATACGGATGGTATGAACTTCTCGTTACCTGAAGGTGGTGTAGATGATAGAACTTATATCGGTAAGGGTAAGAACTGGTTAGTTAAAGAAGGTAAGGAATATAAAGGATACGATGCCGATGTTGCTGAGTTTAACGACACGTTTATGAAAGGTGCGATGGGTCTTGACTGTGATGGAACATGGAAATCATGTATGAATATTGCTCGTAAGAATTACGCAACAATGGAACATAATGGTAAGATTAAACTTACAGGTAACTCCATTAAAAGTAAAAAATTACCATTATACATTGAGGATTTCTTGGACAAGGGAATTAAGATGTTATTAGAAGGTAATGGACAATCGTTTGTTGAGTGGTACTATGAATATTTGGAAGTAATCTTTAACCAACAAATTCCTTTAATGAAGATTGCTCAAAGAGCGAAAGTAAAACTATCTATTGAAGATTATAAGAAACGTTCAAACCAAAAAACAAAGGCGGGGAATATGATGTCAATGATGGCTCATATGGAATTGGCAATTAGAGATGGTATTGCGGTTAGTTTGGGTGATGTTATATTCTATGTAAATAATGGTCTTAAAGCATCACACGGAGATGTTCAAAAGGTTAATAAACCTAAAAAAGGATGGTCTCAAGAACAATTAGATATATTTTTCAATACCGATGAAGATAGAAAAGAAAAGGTAAAATTTTTACAAAAAAATGGATGGGAACAATCTTGGGGTGAGGATAACTGGGTTCGTAGTGATGCGACAAATAAGGAAGCGAATACAGGAATTCCAACAGAACAGGCATATGGAATATCATTTTCAGATATGGTCGGTTCAGTAGTTCAACTTAATTGTTATAGATTAAATCCTGCTGAATTAGAGTCCAATCCTGGTATGACTGGTGAATATAACGTAGCAAGAGCAATTGTTACATTTAACAAACGTATTGAACCATTATTGATTGTGTTTAATGAAGAAATTAGAAATAATCTAATCGTTACCGACCCTAAAGACAGAGGTTTATTTACCAAAGAACAATGTAAACTAATCAACGGTGTTCCATTTGAAAATGGTGACCAAGATAGTATTGAAGATTTGTTAACTATTACAGACCAAGAAATGGAATATTGGGGTAAACGAGGAATTGACCCTGAATACATTTACGAATTAGCTGAAGAAGGATGGGAAGAAATGGTTTAAGACTGTTTTAACCCGTCTGATGAAACTATAAACCAAGAACCAAAGGCGTAATATAGTTCAACACAAGCACCTTTTTCAATATTAATTTCATTAAACTCTTCATCAATCAAACCCTCAATGGGTTTGATTTTTGTATTTGTAAGGGCTTTAATTATTACGTGGTCAGTATTTCTATGATTTAAAATTACCTCAATCGATTCTAAATCTTTAGTAATAACCACTGACTCACCTTCAGTTGTATATGTGTTATCAGATATCATACACACTTGTGATGTTAATAAAACTTCTTCCCCAATAACACGTTTCATTGGGATTGATTTTTGTATACTCATAAAATTAAATTACATACATATTTCTTGGGAACGCTCTGAACTTCATTTGTTTGTTAAGATTTTCAGCAATTAATGCCTCACGTTCCATTATTTTTTCAGGTCGTAATCTTGTCAATCTACCATCGGCACCAATTAATTCCTCAATTAATTTTGTTTTTTCATCTTTACCTTCAGTTGCTAATGTTGCGTAATCCATAGTTAATTCTGAGTCAGGTGTTTTTAAATTTCCTGAATACTTTCCTCTAACTTTAGACAACGTTTCTTTACATCCTGCAACAAAATATCTTCTAACCCATTGTTGTGCCGGTTCATTTAAGTCAGCCCAATCAATTGAGTTCATCGGAATATCTGATGGTAGTTTAATAATATCAGGATTAGCAGCTAAACAAGCGTCTCTATCTTCAGGTCCAACATCATAATACCAATACCAAACTTGATGATGATTTAATGATGAGCTACCAAAGTCAAATTTACCACCAGGTGTTTGCATTAAATGAATAGCCTTTTTACCGTTTGGTAAACCTGTAATTCTATAAGTTAAATCACCACCAATAATTCTTCTCTGAATATTAATCTCTTGCATTCTTAATAACATGTCAAATGCTGGCATCATAAAATACGAACCTGAACCACCCATTTGAGCGAAACCACCTGGCCCACCTATACCTGTACCACCTAAAGCCCCAAAACTCCATGGGTCAAATAAAATATTATTTAGAGTCGCCGGTGTAAACCATAATAATTCATTAATTTCACGACCTGCAGGAATTTCATATATTTGTTGGTTTGGTACTAATGTAATAAAATCTTTTTTAAGTTCCCAATCCCCAAGTGGGTTAGATTGTAACCCAACTATTTTAGAATACGCCTGAGCATATCTATTTTCATAATCTAAACTTTTAGTTACAAATGCTCTTGATAGTGATTGTGTGTCTAAATTTAAATTGTATAATGAAGTCCATTGTGATTCAATTAACCAATCTTGGACATATTGAGAGTAATCCCCAATAGCAAATTCCAAAATTGAGTCCATTTGTTCGTCTTCTAATTCAATTGAACGAATTGGAGCTCCTAATACGTGTCTAACTTTTGTGTATAGCTGACTTCTGTAAGGTTCTGCGATTATTGTATTCATGAAGTGATATTTCTATATAAATATCAATTCACAGTATAAATTAAATTTTCTGTTGGGATTTTAAATAAACTTGAACTAAAATCAACATCTTGATTTTTAAAAACATAGACAGGTTCATTTAAGTTAGAAAAAATTAATAGGTCAGTATTAAACTTTTTAACAAATCCTTTGATTTTGATATGATACATTCCTTCAATAACTTCCGTACTCAAAATAGGTTTTACTTGAGCGGATTGTATTTTATTATCAAAGTTTACTATTAAGTCAGTTCCTGCGAAATCTTCTTTGGAACCTAAACTACCTATAAGAGTTGCGGTCTTATCACCAAATTCTTTGTTGATTTTATTTGCAACATATGCCTCAAGGTCACCACCTTTTTTGTGTGTCCTATTCAAAAGAGCCATAATCTTATCTAAAGTTTTAGAACCTTCAAATATTCTTTGTCCAAAACCGTATTTTTTTAGAACTAAACAAAATCTATCAATTTCTTGGATTTGTTTTTCAGGAGTTACACCAATAAATTCCAATTTTGGTTGATTTAATCTTTGTAGGACAATGTTAATATCCTCAACTAAAATCTTAAACCCAATATAGTTTGTGTTCAATTTATTAATAACTGAACGACCCTCTGTTTCATAGTTGTAAATACCTGAAGCGGAACCATGATGATATTGGTTATTTTCATACCACTTATCTGACATAACATTTTTCAAAGTGTTATCAATACATTTTCTATATTTCCAAAGAACTGCTTTGTTGTTACTGAAAATATCTGCAAAATCAGATACATTATATTCTTCTTTTAAAAGTTTTTTATTAGAAATAGATTCAGTCAATTTTTTTTCAGTTTTTGATTTGTATAATTCATTAACAAATTCCCAATTAATTACATCCCAAAAGTTTTCAATATATTCGTCTCTTTTGTTTTGGTATTTTAAATAATAAGCGTGTTCCCATAAATCTAAACCTAACAACGGAAACCCACCCTTACTTATTATATTCATAAGTGGATTGTCCTGATTTGAAGTGGACATCACTTTTAATCTACCAGTATCAGTTAAAACTAACCAACACCATCCTGAACCAAATCTTTTTCTTGAAATTTCTTCAAACTTAGTTTTAAAGTTACGGTAAGTACCAAATTGTTTAACTATTTTTTGAAACACTTCACCACTTGGTTTTTGTGGGGTGGGTGATAACATCTTCCAAAATAATGCGTGGTTAAATGCTCCACCTGCGTTATTTCTTATTGTTGTACTATACTTCGATATTTGTTTAACAATGTTTTCTAATTCAACATCACCATAATCTTTTTTACGAAGAGCTGAATTTAGTTTTTTAACATACCCCTTGTAATGTTTTTGGTAATGAAACTTCATTGTTTCAGGGTCAATAAATCTTCTTAACGATGCGTATCCATAAGGTAGTTTATCAATACCAATGGTTTTCATTTCGTTAATAAAAAATTTAGTTTCAGGTTGAGTATCCTCACCTGATATACTACTGACTAATGATTCTGATAAAATGTTTAATGATTTCATTAACAATAAATACTTACTTATTGTTGATTTCGTTCAGGATTTGTTCCACAATATCTGCCGAGGTTCCATCATCACCCATAACGGTCCCAATAATTTGTTTTTTATGTATTAGAATATCATAAATTACACCTTCAATTGTGTTTTCAAATAAAGGGTAAAACACCGAAACATTATTTTTTTGACCATAACGATATGCTCTATCTTCAGCTTGTGCGTGGTCTGCTGGAACAAATGATAAATCATTCATAATAACTGCTTCAGCGGCAGTTAAGGTTAAACCGACACCAGCTGCTTTCATATTACCACAAAAAACTTGTATCTTATCACTCTCTTGGAACTTGTCCACAGCGTCCTGTCTTGCAGGTTTTGTAGATGACCCGTCCAAATAAACTGACTTCTTACCAAAGTGTTCGTGTATCTTTTTAAGGGGGTCTGTGAAATTACTAAAGATGATTACTTTTTTACCTTGTTCAATAATGTTTTCTGCAAGTTCAATTGTTGTTGCAATTTTTTCCTCAGCAATAACTTGTCTCACCTTCATTAATTTTGTGAATTGTATTGAAAGTGATTTTGATTCATCTTGTCTATTATTATACCAATCATAATACTCACCCATCAAACCTTCGTATAGTTTTGATTTTAAACGAAGGTAAACGGGTGTTATAATTTTTTCAGGTAAATCTAAAACATCGGTTTTAAGTCTTCTTAATATTTGACGAGAAGTTCTTTCTCTTAATTCTTCCAAATTAGATGCTCCTGTAACATTCCAAACTTTCTTATTACCAACTCTAAATTGATACCCACCACAATAACGAATAGCGTACGCCATCCAATTTTGACTAACTGGACTATCAATAAGTTTTAAAATATTATAATAATTCATAGGACGAGAAGTCATGGGAGTTCCCGTTAATAACCAAAGTCGTTTAATATCTTTGGTAAAATCCATTATAATCTTTGTTCTTTGAGCTTGAGCGTTTGAAACATAATGTGCTTCGTCAATAACAATCAAATCAAAATTTGATTTAAAAATTATTGAGTTTTCTTTGTCCTTTGGGTCGTGGAAATTTTTAAGGATGTCGTAGTTTGTAATAACAAAATCAGCGTCTTCGTATTTTTTACCTTCACAGATATAAACACTTCTATCAGTATAGTTTCTAATTTCCCTTTCCCAATTTAATTTCAAAGATGCTGGACATATAATTAATGTTCTTTTAGCACCACTTTCTAACGACGCAATTACTGTTGATGTGGTTTTACCCAATCCCATGTCATCCGCTAAAATGAATTTATTATTTTTTAATAATTTTTCTATCGCTTCTTTTTGGTGTGCCAATGGTGGACGATTTCCATATTTTGAGTAATCAACCTCAACAACATTTTCCTTATACTCTTTAATTACCGCCGCCTTTGGTATCCAAAAGTCATGGATAGTATCCGCACTGAAAATCTTACCCCATATATGATATGATTTATCTTTCTCAATTAAAATCTTCTCAACGTAAATTTTATCGGGTTCTTTAATGAATGGGTTGTCCTCAACAAGTTTTTGAGAAAAATATGAATCAATATCAACCCACTTTTTAGCAACCTTTGGGACAACTGAATTGTAATCAATTACATAATCACATTGAGCTCTTGTCGGAACATATTTCTTGTTTGACTCAATTTGTTTTTTTAATTTAAGGATATAGTTATTTGACCCCTGATAATTCTCAAGAATAGAAATTGCTCTCTGTTCAACACTTAAATGTCCTGTGGATGTGGTCAAAATATTTTAATTAACTCTACAACTATAATAATAATCAAAAAAGAAATATTTATCAATATGTCAAATAGAATAGTTCCAATAACAAGATTAGGTAAATTTTTCGGAGCGGAAGATTATAGTTTAGATATTAGTATGGGAAGGGAGTGGTTAGAAGGAGATATGAACTTCACTCTTGTCCTATATCGTGTAGATAAACAAAAGACAAATGTTGACAATGTTTATGGTGAAGCATTAGAAGACGGAATTAAATTTTTACCTCCTGTTGAGTTTAAAGCTTATTTACAAATTGTTGCACCTGAAAATAAATTTGTTGGAACAAGTAAGATAAATCAAATGGAACCTGGTAATGCTCGAATTTCGGTTTACCAAAAACATTTAGATGAATTAGAAATTGACATCGAACTTGGGGATTATATTGGTTATTACGAAACTGAAACTCAAGTGAGATATTATGTAGTTAATAATGATGGACGTGTTGTTTCAGATAACAAACACACATACGGAGGATATAAACCATTTTACAGAACCATAAATGCGTCACCTGTAATGGAAAATGAATTTAGAGGAATATAATGTTACCAAAAAAAGTAATTAAAAAAATACCATTAACATCTGAAAAAGTTGGTTATCCTAGACGAGAACAACTTCTTGCGGATATAAACAAAGATGGTACTTATTTACCTAAATCATTATTACATGAAGATTTAGATGGTGGGTTTTTAGAATTTGTTAAAAATGATTTAAGAACTTCAGTTTCAGGTAAAGATATTAGAGTTGTTGATATTTTGATGACAACTCAAAACTGGTCTCAATTTACTCAAACTTGGGATTTTAACAATATTGATAAAAATATTCAACCTCCATTCATTACAACAATAAGAACACCTGAAGTAAAATTTGGGACAATACCTTCATTAAAGTATAACATACCAAATAGAAAACAATATTATTATGCGGCTGTACCAACTTGGGATGGTCAAAGAAAAGGAATGGATATCTATACTATTCCACAACCTGTTCCTGTTGATATAAAATATTCGGTTAAAATTATCTGTAATAGAATGAGAGAATTAAATAAATTCAATCAAGTTATTATTGAAAAGTTTTCATCAAGACAAGCTTATGCTCAAATTAAAGGTCACTATATTCCAATCCAACTTGACGAAGTATCAGATGAATCAGTTATGGATTTAGAAAAAAGAAGATATTACATCCAAACATATTCTTTTACTTTACAAGGATTTTTAATTGACGAAAATGAATTTGAGGTTAAACCAGCTGTTAGTCGTTCATTATTACTTATGGAAGTTAGCCCAACTAAAACAAAAAGACGAGTTAAAAAAAATCCACCAAACCCTGATATAGTACCTTTAAACATTTCTTTTCCAATTGGGGTAACTTCATATACTCAAACATTTGAATATACTACAAATATTAAACTTATTGATGATGATAATATCTCATCATATTCAATGTATATTAATGGACTTTTTTATGGAACCGATATTCCACAACTTTTAACAGGTGAGATTCAAATTAATACTAATGATGTTTTAAACATTCAGATAGTTAAAACTAATAATTCACAATCGGCTAATTTCCAACTTGAATCAACTCTGATTTAGTTTTCACCATAAATGTCTTTTTTTTCAGAACAATTTAATTCGATAAGTTTTTCAATAAACTTATGAATTTTTAATCCGTGTTTTAAACAATGTTTTTTTAACAACAAATGTGATTCTTCAGATATCTTAAGGTTCTTTATTTTCAAGGTAGAAAAAAGTAAGATTTTATTCTTACTAATCAATAAATAGTTGTTTAGACCAATAGTTTTTCAAGTTTTATAGAATATTTATCAATAAATAAATTTTAAACAATTAAATTAAAAAATGGCTACAGCAAACAAAGTATTCGTTTCTCCAGGTGTATACACTTCAGAGAGAGATTTATCTTTTGTTTCACAAAGTGTTGGTGTAACTACTTTAGGTATTGTCGGTGAAACCCTTAAGGGACCCGCTTTTGAACCTATATTCATCACTAATTATGATGAATTCCAAACTTATTTTGGAGGTACGTTACCTGAAAAATTTGTGAATACACAAATCCCAAAATATGAAGCAGCATATATTGCTAAATCATATTTACAACAATCTAACCAATTGTACGTAACAAGAATTTTAGGTCTTTCAGGTTATGATGCAGGACCATCTTGGTCAATAACAACAATTGCAAATGTTAATTGTAGTACTGTCGGAATTACGGGTGGAACACCGTTCTCTTTTAACTTCACAGGTAGTACAGCATCTACAACATCGGTTCAATTTACTTCAGCAGTCCCAAGTGTTATAAGTGGTAATACTTACTACTTAAATGGATATACACAATTTGATGGTGGAACATCAACTATTTTAGGTGATTTACAAACACAACTTCACGATATTATAGTAACTAACAGTACATCAGCAACTTCGGTTTATTATTTTGGTCCAGTTTCGGGAACTCAAGCAACTGCAAATGTTGTCGCGGGTTTAACAACCGCAACAAATGTATTTGGTGTTAATAGTGTAACCTCAACAACAATCGATTATTGTTCAGGAACAAATGACGCTTGGTTCTACGCTAACTTTGTACCACCTTCTAATGGTAACGCATATTATGGTAACTCATATTATACAAATGTTTCTTCATTATCAGGAACAGCTTACGGAGTTGCGGGTTCATTCACAGGAACTGTGTCAGGTTTTTATTATGGATTTTCGGGTACAAGTTACTCAGGATATAATAATCTTGTAGTTGCAACATTACGTTCAAGAGGTATTACTCAATACTCTACTACATTACATGGTCCTCAATACCAAGTTACTGGTACATCAGATGTGACAATGATTGGTACTGGAAGTTATTCAGGGATAAGTCAAAATCCTTATGCAACTTTCTTAATCTCAGGTAGAACTTATGAAAATGATACGTTTAGTTTTGAAACATCATTTACAACATCACAATCTAATTACATTAGTAGTGTATTTGGTGTTGAAAACTTTGCTAAAGACAGAACTGAGGTTCCTCTATTTGTCGAAGAAAGATATTCAACGATGTTAAACTATGGATATAGTCAAGGTTATATTCGTGGGTTAAATGCTAATAACTTTATTAAATTAGGTGATGCAAGAAATCCTTTAAATACTGACACTATTGGTTTCTATTTGGAGAGATATCAAACACCATCGTCTCCATGGGTTGTTTCTGAACTTAGAGGTAATTTAGTATATAAATTATTCCGTGTTTATACAATTCCTGATGGAAATGCTGCAAACAGAGAAGTTAAAGTATCTATTGCAAACATTTCGTTTAATAATGGAACATTTGACTTAATAGTTAGAGATTTCTATGATACAGATGCTAACCCTACTGTTATTGAAAAATTCACTAATTGTACTTTAGACGCAACTAATAATAGTTATGTAGCTAAAAAAGTTGGTTCTATTGATGGTGAATATGCAATTCTTTCTAAATATATTATGTTAGAAATGAGTGAAGAAGCTCCATTAGACGCGCTACCTTGTGGATTTGAAGGTTTTATTACAAGAAGTTATACTAATGGTACATCACCATTCCCAATTTATAAGACACATTATTATATTCCTGGTGAGCAAATATCAAACCCTCCGTTTGGTAGTGATACAGGAGCAGATAACGCACTTGTAAGTCCGGGTGATAATGTAAGAAGAACTTATTTAGGTATCTCAAGTTCAATTGGAATTGACGCTGATTTTTATGACTACAAAGGAAAACAACCTGGTACATTATGTGCGGAAGGTAACTATTCTAATTGGCCAAATACAACAAAAGGTTTCCACATGGATAGTGGAGCTACAGTTGTAACATTAAGTGGTGTTACTCAGTTTGAAGTTGGTGATGGTTCATTTAGTTCTGAACCTACAGAAAATACAAATCCATATTACTTCTTATACTCAAGAAAATTCAGTTTCTTAGTACAAGGTGGTTTTGACGGATGGGATATCTACGATGAAAGAAGAACAAATGATGACTCTTATGCTCTTGGTCAAACCAAGTTTAAAGCAGGTTATTGTCCACAAGCTCCGTATCCAACATCAACAGGATGGGGTTCATTCAAGATTATCACAATCGAAGATGGAACTATTGATTATGGTAATACTGACTATTACGCATACTTGTTAGGTATTAGAACATTTGCTAACCCTGAAGTAACAAACATCAACGTCCTTGTAACACCTGGTATTGATTATGTTAATAATAGTGGATTAGTTGAAGCATCTATAGATATGATTACAAACGAAAGAGCTGACTCAATCTATGTTTGTACAACTCCTGACTTTAATCTATTACAAAACTCAACTTCGATGGATAATTTAATTTACCCACAAGAAGCGGTTGATAGTTTAGAACAAACAGGAATTGACTCTAACTATACAGCGACTTACTACCCATGGGTTCTTACTCGTGATACAGTAAATAACACACAAATTTATCTTCCAGCAACGGCTGAAGTTACTCGTAACTTAGCATTAACTGATAATATCGCTTTTCCATGGTTCGCAACTGCGGGTTACACAAGAGGTATTGTAAATGCGGTTAGAGCAAGAAAGAGATTAACTCAAGAGGATAGAGACACTCTTTACAAAGGAAGAATTAACCCAATCGCAACTTTCAACGACGTTGGAACTGTTATTTGGGGTAATAAAACTCTTCAAATTGCTGAATCAGCGTTAGATAGAATTAACGTTAGAAGATTGTTGTTACAAGCTCGTAAATTAATTTCAGCGGTGGCTATCAGATTGTTATTCGAACAAAATGATAACACAGTAAGACAACAATTCCTTGACTCTGTTAATCCAATCTTAGATGCTATCAGAAGAGATAGAGGATTATACGACTTCCGTGTAACAGTTCAAAATACACCTGAAGACTTAGATGCTAACCAATTAGTAGGTAAGATTTACATCAAACCAACTAAAGCATTAGAGTTCATAGATATTGAGTTCTTAATTACACCAACAGGAGCGTCTTTCGAAGACATCTAATTAACTAAAATTTAAAAAGACCCTCACAGAAATGTGGGGGTTTTTTATTTGTATAATATTTATAGGTATGAAAATGTACTTAGTTGAAAAATTTGAAGAAGAAGTTACACCTGATTTAAAGTATTATGCTTTTGATTGGGATGATAATATTCTTACAATGCCGACTCAGATTATCTTACAAGATGAAAATGGTGATGAAGTTGGTATGTCCACAGAAGATTTTGCGGAATATCGTGTAAAGGTTGGAGTTGAACCTTTTGAATATAAGAAAAAGACTATTGTAGGGTTCGCTGACGACCCATTTAGGAACTTTGGTTCTAAAGGTGATAAAAGATTCATTATAGATGCTATGATGGCTAAAACAGGACCTGCTTGGGATGATTTTATGGAAGCAATTAACGGAGGTTCAATTTTTTCAATAGTTACTGCAAGAGGACATTCACCATTGGCTTTACGTAGAGCAATTGAAAATATGATTGAAACTAACTTTAGAGGTATTTCCAAAAAAGAATTAGTTAAAAATCTAAGAAAGTTTAGAAAGTTTTCAGGAGAAGAAGATATGAAGGATAAAGAACTTATAGATGCTTATATGGATATGAATAAGTATTATCCTGTAACTTTTGGTGAGGGTTCGGCACAAAGTCCTGAAGTTGGGAAAGTTAAGGCTTTAAAAGAATTTCAAGAATATGTTAAATATTTGGCCAATAGACTTAAAAAACCAGTAATGTTTAAAGATGATATAAGTAATAATTTTATTCCTAAAATAGGATTTTCAGATGATGATTTAAGAAATCTAGAAAAAGTTAAAGATGAATTATCAAAAGACCCAGAAAATATTATTCAAACAATATCAACACATGGTGGTAAAAAGCAAAACTATTAATATTTATAAACTGGACTTATAGCAAGTTTGAATAAAAAAAACCTTAAAGTAAATAGAAAAATTTTCAATAGGGACTATTTATAATAAAATAAAAGAAAAATTTAAAACAAAATAATATGGCTGATTTACTGATGAAAATGCCGATACCCTACGAACCAAAAAGGAAGAATAGGTTTATCATGTCTTTTAATGACTTGGGTATTAACGAATGGTATGTTGAATCAACAAGTAGACCTTCTTTAACGATTAACTCTACGGCAATTGATTTCTTAAATACTAAAACTTATGTTGCGGGTAAATATGAGTGGGGAGAAATCTCTGTAACTTTCCGTGACCCAATCGGACCTTCTGCGTCACAAGCGTTGATGGAATGGGTACGTTTACATGCTGAGTCTGTAACAGGACGTATGGGATACGCTGCGGGTTATAAGAGAGACATTTTCTTAAGTCTATTAGACCCAACAGGTGTTGTAATTGAAAAGTGGGTTCTTAAAAACACATTCCTTACAAAAGTGGATTTCCAAGGGTTATCTTACGCTGAAGATGGGTTGGTGACTATCCAAGCGTCTTTGAGACCTGATTATTGTGTATTATTATACTAATATTATTTACTTTTTCATATTCAAACCCACGAAAGTGGGTTTTTTTATTTACAATAAAAAAGAATAAGGTATTTTTCTAATAAAAAACTATGAGTGACAATATAAATCAAATGCATTTAGACCTTCCACACGATGTGGTTTTATTACCAAGTGAGGGGAAATTTTATAAAAATAAGAAAAAATCTGTTAAGGTTGGGTATCTAACAGCCGCTGATGAAAATATTTTGGCTTCAGTAAGTAATCTAAGTGGTGACCAAGTAATTACTAATTTGGTTAGAAGTAAATTATATGAACCAGATATTAGACCTGAAGAAATGTTGGAAGGTGATTTGGAAGCTATTTTAGTTTTTTTAAGAAACACTTCGTTTGGGGCTAATTATGATTTTACTTTAGTAGACCCTGAAACCGATAGAAAATTTGAACATACAATACAACTTGATGAGTTAAATTTCAAAAAAACTGAGGTTGAACCTAATTCAGAAGGGTTAATTTCTTTGGTTTTACCAAAAACTAAACAAGAAATTAAAGTAAAATTTTTAACATATGGTGAAGTACAAAGTATCAATCGACAAATTGATTCTTATCCAAAAGGTATGGTTTCACCCTCAGTAACTTTAAAGTTAACTAAATTAATTGTTGATGTTGGTGGTAATAGAGAAGAAAGTGCAATCGCTGATTTCATATCTAAAATGCCAATCATGGATTCAAAATACATAAACAACTTCATTAGAGAAAACGAACCTAGGTTGGATTTAATGAGAGAAATAACAGCCCCATCTGGAAAAAAGGTACTCACCCGTGTGACCTTTGGGGCGGAGTTTTTTCGCCCTTTCTTCTGAGTATTTAAAAAGTTTATTGGACCAATATTATCTGTTGGGTTCAAAAATGAATCTGTCTTATTCTGATTTCATGAAAATGCCGTCTTATCACCGTAGATACTTAGTTGATAGGGTTATTGAAATTAATACGCCTAAAAACGAACAGTAGGTTATTTATATAAAAAAGATTAAACAATGTTACATTTTGTAGTAGGTGGTGGTGAGGCAACTCCTGAGTCAGACCCGTTAGGAAGTTATTTAAGTAGTTATGGTCTTGGACCTGCAAAGGAATTAAAGGATGGTTTTAAAGAGATTTTCAAAACTATCCAGTCTATGGATGCTGAGATGGCAAAGTTTAACAAAACCATGGGTCTCAGTGCAGCTAATGGAATTGCTTTAAAAAATAATTTTAATGAATCTTATCAGTCAATAGTAGATTTAGGTGGTAAATTAAGTGATGTTGTTGACCAACAAGCTGCTCTTTTAAATGTTTCGGGTAGAAACTTAATATCTCTTCAAAGTCAATCAGAGGCGTTATTCGCCGCAGTATCGGTAACGGGACTCAAAGCTGAAGAACTACAAAAATCATTTTATGATGCCGGTATGGAAGGTGCTCATATTGCTGAAAATATTGGGAAAATAGTTCAAGTATCAAATCAATTAGGTGTTAACGCACAGGCGGTTTCAAAAACTGTAACTGAAAATCTTGATAAATTAAATAGGTTTGGTTTTACAAATGGTGTTGAAGGTTTAGCTAAAATGGCTGGAAAGGCTCAAGCTTTAAGGTTTGATATGAATGAAACTTTAGATTTAGCTGATGACTTAATGAGTCCTGAAAAGGCAATTGAGACCGCAGCTGCGATACAAAGATTAGGGGGAGCGGCAACTGCATTAACTGACCCATTAAAATTAATGGATTTGGCTCAAAATGATGTTGGAGGACTTCAAGACGAACTTGGTAAATTAGCTAAACAATATACATATTTTGATGAAAAAACTGAATCTTTCCAAATTATGCCAGGAGCGAGAAGACAACTTAAAGAAGTTGCTGACGCTTTAGGTATTGATAGAAAAGAATTTGAGAAAATGGCGTTGGAGACTAGTAAGTTGGATGATAAAATGTCTAAAATTAAATTTTCTGGTTTAGACATATCTAAAGAAGATAGAGAACAACTTGCAAATCTTGCTCAATTACAGGATAGTAAAATTACAGGTAAAAAAGAATATGTTGTAAATTATCGAGATGCTGATGGTAAAATGCAACAGGCAGAATTAGCTAGTTTGAGTCGAGAACAATTAGACGCGATTAAAAAACAAACTGAACAAGATGCTATGGATGAGGGTAAAGACCCTCAAAAAGAATTAGTTAGACTTGCTAAAGAACAATTAGGACAATTTGGTCGATTAGCCGCCGCTAACGAAAAAATTGCAAACACTGCAAATATTACCGCAGGTGCGTCTAAAGCTGGTGAAAACATCTTAAAGGAAGCTGCTAAGACTTCAGAGACGTTTGCCAATGACATAGTCTTAAAGAGCTTCGGTCCAAAATCCGAATTTAAAACTGAGTTAGATAGAGCAGGAAAAGATATTGGAGAACTTTCAAATTTATTAATAAATTTGGCATCAGGTGATATTGTAAAAGTTTTTAAATCTCTTGAAGGTGCAACATCAGTTCTTGGTCCAACTATTGCGAGTGTAGGAACAACATTGTCGACACAATTTCAAGCTGCATTAAGCAAACAACTTCTTAATCTTCAAACCTTAACCGCGACAGTTTCAACTGGAAGTTTTAATATTACGGCAATCAAAGCCTTACAAACACAAATAACTACAGAACAGACTAAATCAACTGGTGATGGATTTAGAACTCCGATTGGAGATAGTCTTAAAACGCCTCAAGGGACTTTTGATATCTATGAAAAAGATTATATGTTAATAGCGACAAAACTTCCCGAAGTTTTACAAAAAAGTTCAGAGACAGGTATGAAAAACGTGTTAAAGGATAAAATGACAGATATTAATAATATAATTTCAGGTGCGTTAAGTAACATTAATGTAAATAATAATACAGGAAATAACCAACCTCAAAAACAAGAAGTTGTACATACTGTTAATTTTAAAGTTTCTGTTGACGGACCAAAAAACAAACTTACAGACATGTTAGTTGAGGAACTCCCAAAGAACCCAACTTTAATGCAATATATTGTTAAACACTTTGATAATACAAAAACTTCGGGAGGAATGATTGTTAAAAAATAATAAATCATTCTATTTATAAATAAAATCACCCGATGAGTGAAAGTACATTAGATTATTCAAATTCAGAGTTTTTTAGGAATCGTCTTGTTACAAGAAACCTACAACCATATAATGTTGAAGGTGCTTTCCAATCGTCAAATTCTAACCCTTATTATGAAACTAACATTAGTGATAATTCAGTAATTGATTCACCTAATGTTAATAATGAAATTTTTACTGAAGCTCAACAAGAGATTATACCAAATCAATATGGGCCTACAGGTGGTTTCCAAGACGCATCTGGTTTTATTAATAAAACAACAGGACAGGTAAATGAAAACTCATCAAATCAATTAGAATATTGGCCATTACAAAATGATACCAATATGGATTTGGTTAATGAAACATGGATTGATTTGGCAGAAGTTAGTAATAGATTTATTCCTAATGGTGGTTATCAAGGGTTATATTTTACAGATACTAAAATTTTACCTAAAAATGAAGGGGTTAAAGAGTATAATCCATTAAACTTACCGTTTGTTATTGGTAATTACTCTTTAGCGGATATTATTTTTGGTAATGATAGTTTAGTACAACAAGATTCATACTTATTACAAATATCGGTTCTTGAATTAAGAAAGGCATTTCAATATAGAATTGCTCAAGAATTATTACAAACAAGTGTTGCAAATAATCTATCAATTAATAGTAATCCGTTACAATCAAGTTTACTTGCGACAAATCAAATTCAATTAAGTTATTTAGATTATCACATTACCGTTCCTGATGGTGTTTTAGATTTTACAGCAGATTTAGGACAAAGAATAACAGGAGCTTATTTACCATTTTCACCAATCGAAGGTGATTATTTTTCTTTTTCACCAAGACAACCTAAAACAGGACTTGGTAGGTATGTACAAAGATTAAGTAATAATGATGGTAACGCTTCGGTAAAGTTTTTAGCAAATACTGGAGGAGGTCAAAAATCCATATTATTCTCTAACTTGGAGTATAATAGATATTCACCAAACTACGATAGGAATATCACAAGAGCTGGACAATTATTAAATAATATATTTGGTGATATTGGAAGAAATAATGAACAAGATGATAGTGGTAATTTATATGTTGGTGGTAGAGACGAATTAAAGTATACCACATCACCTGCTGGTGAAACACCAATTAATGGATACGGAGAACCGACTGGAGCGGTTGTATTAGGTCCTGATGCGGTTGGTAAATTATATGAAGGAAACCAAAATTTTGATTTTGGTTTAAATGATAACAATACTGTTGTTGGTGGATTTGTTTGGACAAAAACAGGTGATGAAGACTTTGGTACATTATACGGACCTGAAGGAGAACAATTTGGTGTTGATAACAGTAATAACACCGCAATTAATTTATCTGATAGATATTCATCTTCTTTAAACTATGAATTTAAAAGAGGTTCAATATTAGACAATACACAAAGATTAATTGATTCAGCACCTGCTAGCGGATTAGCGAGAAGATTACATGCGGGTAATGCAATTAATCAAATGTCAAAAGTTTTTAATGACGGATATAAAGAATTAACTAAAGGTTCTAAAGTTATTAAATACTATACCGATGTTAACAAAAATTTAATTGGTAAAGAATACGGTAGAATTTTTACAAAAGATAAACCATATCAACAATACCAAGATTTACAAAGTACAGTTGCTAATACAAGTGCAAGTGAAACTAATGGAAATATACGAAAATACAGTAACTCAGTTATTGACTCAACATATAATTTGAATATTGCACCATGGAGAGGAGAAGGCTCAACAAATGTTTTAGGTACTGGTGACGATACAAAAGTTAAAAAATATATGTTCTCAATTGAGAATTTAGCTTGGAAAGGAAGTGCGTTGTATAATGATTTACCGGGATGTGAAAAAGGTCCTAATGGGGGAAGAATAATGTGGTTCCCACCATACGATTTAACATTTAGTGAGACTTCTTCACCTAATTTTGACTCAACTACATTTTTAGGTAGACCTGAACCAATATATACTTATAAAGACACAAGTAGAACAGGTTCACTTTCGTTTTCAATTATTGTTGACCATCCGTCAGTTTTAAATTTAATTGCTAAAAAAGAATTACAAAATGATTTAACTGATAAAAAAGATTCTGTTATAGAGTCGTTTTTCGCGGGAGCGGCAAAATTTGACTTATACGATTTAGCGGCAAGATTTGCAACATTAGATATTCAAACACTTAAACAATTACAAGAAAGTGTGTTATCAAGTAATCAAAGTTCGGCGGAACAAGTAAATGTGGTTACGACAGAATTGTCAGAAAATAACTCAACTGCTCAAAACCTACCTAATTTTTCAGACTACCAAGGGTATGGTGCGTATTTTCCTCAGTGGGATTCATCAATAACAGCAACTGATTATGAGGTTATTTATAATGATTATATCGGTCAAAAATTAATTTATTCAGGATACCCCGAATCAACCGCAACAACTATTTTTTTTAACACAATAACTGATAACTATAATAAATTAGTTGATTTAAGAAAAAGAGTTTTAGAAGCTGTTACAACAGAAAATTGTCAAGTTGTAATAGAAATGAATGGTATAAAATTTCAACCAATAGACGCAGCACCTAGTGAATCGCGAAATAAAGATTATATTGAATCTATAAAATTGTTTTTTTCTAATTTTACTGACTCTAATAATAATAAATTGGCTAAATATATTCGAGATGAAACTGTTAAGTTTATTTATTCAAATTTACTTTTAACTACTGCTGAAACTAAAAAGGCTGATGGTTCACCACCAATACCTATTAATTGTGCGGTTAATTTAACAGGTTGGACTCAAACATATAGTTTAGTTGCAATGTGTTCAAGATATGTTAGTATTAAAAGTATTAGTGTAACACCTAAAAATCCGGCAAATGCAAACGCTGGTTCAAATACAAACGCTAATAATATTGCTAATCAAAGTACACCTTTTGGTTTAACACCACAAAGTCCTCAGGATATACAGAAAAAAAACTTAACTAAAAGATTGTTAAGAAAAAAACTCTTAAATGAATGTGATTATTTTGAAGTGTTAAAACAAACGGACCCATTTGCGTATACATCTATTTCTGATAAAGTAAAATATTTTCAACCGGCGTTTCATGCTATTACTCCCGAAGGATTAAATAGTCGATTAACTTTCTTAAATCAATGTACAAGACCTGGTAACACAATACCCGTTATTAATGACCAAGGTCAACAAGATACATCAACATCAACATATAATACAAATTTTGGTACACCACCTGTATTAGTAATTAGAGTGGGTGATTTTTACAATACAAAGGCAATTCCTGATAATTTACAATTAACTTTTGAAAATTTAGATATTAATCCTGAAGGAATTGGGTTACAACCGATGATTGCAAAGGTTACATTAGGTCTTAAACTTATTGGTGGTAGTGGGTTAAAAGGACCTATTGATAAATTACAAAACGCATTATCATTTAACTACTTTGCAAATACTGAAATGTATGATGAAAGAGCGGACGAAACTGAAAGTACTGATATATTAGATGATAGATTGTTTGATTCTATTGTTTTTGCGGAGCCTTTAGCAACATTTAATGATTTACAAATTATTCCCGAGGCAGGGGATACAATAGGTACTATTTTAACAATAATTCCTTCAGGAGATACTCAAACAGGTACCATACAGTATACAGACTTTTTTAACAAATTTATTGATTCAACAAAAGAGTATTTTACTACAACTTTGAATTTTATTGAAAATTCAATTAATAACTATAATTTTGGAATTTACTCTCAAATGACATTTGATAGAAACTTTGTTAATGGAGATTTTAAAATTTCAGGGTTAACACAATCTTGTAAAATTTATGGTAAACCAAGTAGTACAACCTTAAATTTAACTGAAGTTGCTAATCAATTAAAATCTGAAATAGATACCGGTGATGAAACAATCATAAAGGCTTTAATTGATGATAATAGTGTTGGTGGTCTTGCAGCTAATAGAGTTAAAACTAATTATAAAAATTTAATTGATAATAAAATTAATAATGCGTTTAATAATGTTAATTCAGACGCTCAAAATTTTGCGAATTACCAATCAGAATATATTAAAAATATTGAAAAATTAAATTCAATTGTTGGAAATCAATTAGACGGAAAAATATTAACTAACGGAGAACCTAAAGGATATCTAATATCCACCGATACTGATTTTAATGACGCATATTCTTTAGTTTGTTCAGGTATTACAAATTTTTATAATTTGCTTTCAGCTAACCAATTTTTACCTAGTGGTAGTGGCTCACCATATTTTGAATATACTAATTATTTGGTTAATATTTTAGAAGGGGAAATTGTTTCAGATTCAAATAATCTTTTATTTACATTATTTTATGATGACCTAAAAGATTCTACTAAAAGAGAACAATTTATTAAAGATTTAACTATCAATCCTATTCTGAGTTCCTCAGGTGCGACCATAGATAGGGTTGAGACAACAGTAGGTAGTATTACTGAAACATTAGACGCTTGGAATTACACAATAGTTGGAAGTTTTAAAGCGTTTACAGACAAACCTGAGGTACAACAATATCTTAATTATAATCCGCAAATAAACAATTCAACAATTAAAGAACCAAGGGTGTATAATTTCACAACATCAGGTGTTACAAATACACAATTAACTAGTTTAAGAAATTTATTTTCATCTGTTAATACAAATGATGATAATAATACTTTTAATGGTAAAAAACAATTTAACTAATGGCGTTACAATATTATAATCGATATGAGAGTTTTATAGTTAATGGTCAACAAACAGTTGTACCTTATGTTAATTTATTACCTAAATCAACTGATAAAAAACATATATACATTATTGGTCAATCAAGATTAGATAAAATATCACAACTATATTATGGAACACCATTTTTTGGTTGGTTAATTTTACAAGCGAATGGTAAATATGGTGGGTCTGAAATTAATATTCCTAATAACGCCATTTTAACTATACCATTCCCTTTGATTAATTCCTTATTAGATTATAAAGGAGCATTAGAGCAACAGTTCTTCTATTATGGCAGGTAATATACACATTGAAAATGACTATCAAAATATTTTTGTAGTTGACCCAAATAAAGTCGATTTACCTGGTGGTCAAGTTGACCAAAGGAACATTGCACAAGAAGAATTAGTAATGTATGCTAATTTGGAATGTAACTTACAACCAAGAAGTAAATTAATTGTTGGTAGTGGGGACAAACAACTTAGAACGTTAGGTCTTGGTAAAATTAATTTTTTAAAACCAACTGGTGAAGATTTTTTAACTACTAAATGGACTGAATTACAATCACAATCTAGAACCGCTGACGAAGTAAATGGTGAACTGTTAGGTATCACTCAAATTAGTTATAAAGTAAGTCAACCTTATGTTGCTCAGTTTACAATAAATTTAGAAGACATAAGAGGACGAGCCTTATTTGAAAGTGGAAATGACTCAATTTATTCTGCATTTTTTAACTTACCGTATCCCGTTTTTTATTTAACATTAAAAGGATGGTATGGTAAGGCTATAAGATATCAATTAGTACTTGATAAATTTCATGGAGCATTTAATTCCTCAACAGGTAATTTTGAAATAACATTAACTCTTAAATCGTTTACATTTTCAGTTTTAAGAGATTTGTTTATGACTGATTTATATGCAGTTCCTCAGATGTTCC